CTAACGCCTTGTAAGTGGTGTTGCAGTTATACCCTTAATGGATACATTATATAACTTTATCGTTAAGTATTCTTAGAACGCTTTAAAATGCGTTTTAAGGGTACTCTACGGTATTACTTTAAACAATAAATAAATAAAACTATGAGATACGAAAGAGAATTGTTCACGTATATAAAGGATAATTATATTCCTGATTTAGTAAAGCCTACAGATAAGTACTCGTCATTTGATGCGTATTCACCTAAGTTTAATACAGTATTTGAATTGAAATGCAGAAGGACGCATTATCCTACATTAATATTGGAAGAGATGAAATACAGTAAACTCGCTAGTCTAGGATGTAATGTTAGATATGTCAACTCAACACCTTTAGGTGTATTCTCTTTCAATCTTATAAAACTGAAATACGATTGGATTGATGCAAAAATGCCTAAGCAAACTGACTTTAGTAACACTAATAAGGTAAGTAAAAAGATTGCTTACTTAAATATAAACGATTCAACAAAAATATAATAATATGAAAAAATTAAGTAATATAATAATGATGACTATGGTAATGACGGTTTTGTTTTCTAGTTGTAGTAAGACAAATGAACTTGACCCTTGTTATGTTATAGAGCAAGAGATAGAAAGGCAAGAATCCTCGATAGATAGAATGATGGAGCTATACCTTAATCCTAATACAGACCCTGATATTTGGGGGCAACTTAATGTTAGGATGATGGAAGCTAGAGCTAAACTAGGTGAGTTAGAAATAGAAAGGTCAGAAGTCTGTGGATAGTCAGGTGGGAGGAGACCACTACAGCAAGTATAAGATACAAGTTGTAGATATTGTAGACGACCATAACCTCGATTTTTATGAGGGTAACATACTAAAATATCTGCTTCGTTACAAGGATAAGAACGGAGTGCAAGATTTATACAAACTTGAGCATTACTTACAAATGATAATTGAAAAGATTGAATCGGGAGGTAAGTAAACAAAAAAGCCGCTTCCAACTAAGGAGGCGGCTTAAATAATAACGATAAAAAAGTATCTTAACGGTAGAAGTATGTGGGAAGTCCCTGATAAGGCTCTCTACCAGATGCGCTATCATCACCTTGAATCGCTGTTAATTCAGTTGATTCAGTTATATATTCCCTTACTCTTTTCTTGTAGAACTCAATCTTGGAATTTAAACCATTAACAAGTTTGTCATTGGTATTACCACTATTGAAGTCTTCTAATCCTTTAGCAATACAGAACACCATAAGGTCTTGAACTTCTTCAAGAAACTCTGTTTGCCAAGATTCTCTACTACTTACTGGTGTAGGTAGTATTGTTTCCATAAAATATTCAGCTACGTTATCACCTAAGATATCAACTAAAGTAGTCTTCTGCTCTAGTCTCTGTACTGAATAAAATTTCTCAACATTTAAGTTAACGTCCATTGGATACTCTTCTCTGTAGTATCCGTCGCTGATAGTATAATATTTCTTAGCCATAGTTATTTCTTTTTAGTTGATTTAGTGTCCTTATCTGCTTTATCATCTGATTTAGACTGAGCCTCATCTTTAGGAGTATCCTCGATAGCTTCATCCTGTGTTACATCACCACCACGATTCTCTTGTGGAGTTATATTAAGGTCTTCAACAACGAACTCTATGTCATCATACTTACTACCTGAGAATACCAATGTTAAACCATCAAGTAATAGGTTTCTATCAGGAATCATCTCAGTAGCTCTGAATACATTATAAGCAGACTCTAACTCAGTACCACTATTACCTAGCTTACCACTTACCATAACACCAAACAAAGCTGGATTAGTTACGGAGTGAGCTGTTAGTATCTTAGCATCATTAAGGTCAGCCATTGTACTTATAGTCTTGTCAAGATTCTCTATTTGAAGTTTCTCAATCTTAGGCATCTCCTCTTCTCTACGCACATAATTAACAATAGCTAACTCTCTATCAGAACCACTAAAGTTATCCTTAAATGCATCAGCGTGTGCTTCCTTTTGTTCGTCTGACATATTACGTCCTACGAATGTAGCCATTACTTTAGGTTGGAAACCATTCTCAGCAGCATTGTGTATAGTTACACCAAATTTATAATCTGCTTCAATGAAGTTATAAGCACCTATATAGTTAGGTGTACCATAGAAGTCATTCTCAGTAGCTGGATTCTTTATATATAACAAAGATTCCTTTTGATTTTTATCTAACTCAAAGATTGGAACTTTACGCTCTGTTTTCTCGAATATCCTACCACTACCCCTAACAAATGTAGGTCTTAATATGTAATGGTCAATTTCGTTTTTACTGTTTAGCGTACCTATTCTCATTTGTCTTGGTGATACAGCTTGTATGGCTATTATGTCATTACCTGACTTACGCACAAGTATACCAACAGCACCTTGAGTCTCATATATGCTACCCATACGCTTCCATTGTACTTCAAGGCTTGAACCTACTTTACCACCAGCAGCTTTCTCAAAAGCATTCCAAGCCTTATCGTTACCACCAGTTAGTCCTTCAGCAATAAGCCTATCACCGCTAACCATCTTAGCTTTACGATTAAGTATACCACTGTGTGTAGCAGACTTGTCTTTTAGTATCTCAAGGATTGTATCAATATCATCGTTCTGACCGAACTTAATATATTCGAATGCACCAACTTTGCCGTATTGAGGATTCTTTAATAAGCCCTCAAGACTTTGGTCTATAGGATTCCTATCCATAGTGTTACTACTTGCAGTCGTTGGTATGGCTGCAAAGACACCATCAATTAACTTTTGTACTCTACTCATAGTTTATGTTTTTTATTATCGTTAATAACAGAATAACCTAATGGTTAGTTCTACTATATTAGACCTTTAGCCAAAAAAAATCTTGTAAATGACTATGGTACAACACAATAAAACTCCGATTAGATTATTCCGTTATATATTATGTCTAAGGTGTTGCAACACCCTTGCTCTGCTCGTGCCTACTACCTATGCTATTACAAACGAAATGAAAGTCCACGCTTAATAAGGACGCATCAGAAGTAAATGTATCTAATACATTAGTCGCATTCCTGTATACTCTACATAAAAGCGTTGAGTTTATATCTTTACCAGTACCATCTATAGAACTTACCTCTGTCCTGTAAAGAGTATCCTGAGTTACCTGAGCGTCTAATGGTACTCTATCATCAGCAATTGCTGTCGAAGTATTACCAAATAATTCACCTCTATTAGACCAAGCATACTCAATACCCCAAGCAACATTTAAACCAGCAGCTCCGTCTTCAGCGGACACCCAATTAAAGTTTACTCCTACATCTGTGTTCTCTTGATATTGTCTCGGTACATCAATTGAGAACAGCAACTCTTCTTCTGATGAAGCATCGAATGTATAAGCATAAACACCAGTACTACCAGCACCATTATCCTTGTACTGTACTAAGTCAGGGTCTTTAATACCAAGAGTCTTAGCTTCTAACATAGACACACTAACTGACTGATAGTTCACTGCCGTTCCCCAAAATGTAGGAAATCCTGCATCATCTATAGTAGTAGAGTCCTCATATTCACTATCACCAACTACCAATAAAGGAGTTGTTACAGAGTCAGTAGCTATACCATCACCTTGTACTGCCATAACCTGAGTTACGGCTGTAGATGCATTAATTTCGCTCTCTAGTGTAGGTGTAAACTTTGATGTATTAACAAATTCTAACGCAGTTCCAGTGTCGTTCACTCTAACCTCATTACCAGCAGCACCAATGAATGATGCTGGTGTATCAGGTAGAGTAAGGAATGTTCCATTATTATATATTGTTCTCTTTACCCATACGTTATTTACTCCCGTAAATATAACAAACTCACCCTCTTCAACTGAAAGAACAGCTCCTAACTCATCCTTAAAGAATAGGTAGTTACCAACAGAACCATCAGTAAAATACATTCTTCTATTATCATCGTTAAATGGTTGTAGTGTTTTACCAGTTATTCCACTATATATATAATCCTGACCAAATACATCTACTATTTCGTTAAGAGTAGGATTGTGGTCAAGATCAGCGCTTATTTTTATAGGTAGCTTATCCCTAATCTTATCATCTATGAATGCTCTTAATGTTTCCCAAGCCATATTATTAGTTTTTTATTGTAAGATTTAACAATGTGATTCTATAGTCTCCTTTAGATATATCCAGTTTAAGTTCAATTAGGGTTATTTTCCCAATCCTACATAATATCTCACATTTGTCAGATTGCTTTGCAGCAGCCTTATATCCGTTTATAAATTTCATATCTTTTTATTTTTACTATAATGTTTATTAATCGAAAACAACAACTCCACTTGAGTCTTCTACTCTATCGTTTTCTCTTTTTATATTTGCGTTATCTACAGCAATGTAATTCAAGTAGTCATCAACTACTGAATAGTCGTCTTTGTTGTATTGTGATGAATAAGCACCTATAGTCCATAAGGACATAATATATTCACCTGTATCAAGTTCAACAGATGTTTGAATACTAACAAGTCTATTGTAGCAGTCGTAGTCTGTTATCTGTGCATCAAATGTATATGTAACATCTTCAGCATTTATTTTCTCAAATCTAACAACGACATCGTCAAGATTCTCCGTAGGGGAGAACCAAGACTTGTATGCCATTCTAAAATTTGATACATCGTTGTTTTTAAATACAATCATTATATGAAGTTGTGGTAAGGATTATCAATTTCTATTATATAAGGACTAGCCTCAGCAATGGATACTTGTTTCATAATATCATCTGCAAATAGAATGTCTACTGCATAATCACTATGAAATGTCGCTTCAGTAACTACTTCACCATCTTCGTTTAATACGGCTGCAATAGGTACGTGACCTATCTCAACAACTGTAGCTGAACCGTAACTTGTATTAGCTGTGTAAGTACTGTTTGACGGATATATACCATCTTCATTTGGAATCAATAAACTTTCCTTTACTGTATTCCACTCTTCTTTGTTTGAAAAACTTAGCTTTAATAATTTCATCTTACTTTTTTTATTTAGTTAATCTTATCATTTCTTCATCACTCAAATAATCAAATACTGCAATTGCTTTTGTTTTGGCGTAGAAATTACTACCTCCACCACTATCTCCAAAATTTAATGTTGTTAAATCATTTGTAGAAAATGCACCTTGTGTAGCATCAGTAGCTTCTTCAACCCCATCAACCCACAATGAATAATCATTTGTAGCCCATCTAATTGCAATTTTACTAAAATTTGTTTCATCTGTTAAGGTATATGTCTTTATTACTAAGCTACTAGCTACATTTATAAAAAGAGCAACCTGATTTGTGGCTGCAGTATATACCAACCCTACGTAATTATTAGCATCTTTACTAATACTTATCCATCTATTCGTTCCATCATCCGAATGCGCCCCAATCTCCGCAAACAACACCCCACTACTATTAACACTACTAAACAAACTTTGATTACCAGCATTAGTAACTGCATCGGCAACTCTACTTGTTATGCTTCCCTCAGTTGTTGGTAGCATTAGACTACTTGCATAACCGCTTTCTTCAAGTTGTGCGTAGGCAATGTATAAGCCTGATGTGCCATCGCCTGTATAAGTAGTACCCCCATCAGAATCAGCCAGTGCAATACGAATTCGTGCACTTGTGCTTGGCACTGTTGTCGTTATACTTATTCTATACCACCCATTTGCTATTTCTCTTATTGAATAACTATCAGGTGTTATTCCAATCGTTGCGCCCAATACTCCGTTAGTTAAATCAAAATAATATCCACTTCCAATGCTATAACTTTCATATAAAGCAATCCAACGCCTTTCGGCTGCCTTTACAAAAGTTGAATGAGTCACAGTTGCCCCACTGGTTACGGATGAAGTTGCATTATTTATATAATGAGCAGAGTTATTCGTATCCTCAACAAGTTTATAAGCATCTCTCTCAAAGCCTCCGCCTGAGTAAGATGTTACTTCTTTTACAGAAACGTTGTCTACTGAACCTGTAAAGGATGAAAGCGCTTGAAATCCAAAGTCCCCGTTATGTGAAGATTGAACCTGTATGTACTCTGTGTATGTTCCAACAGCACCCCTGTAAATGCCAATTTGTGATTCAGAACCAAAAAATCTAACAGAAACACCACCGGTTGTATGTGATGTTATGTCATAAGTAACCTTTACAATTTTATTTGACATATCTCCTATTGTGTAGGCTGAATAATCACTTTCAGACACTGTGTTTAGTGTACCTCCTGAGACAGTCCAATTATTACGCAAAGACCATCCTGTACTACTTGAAAAATCACCATTAGTTACCAACTCTACTCCGTTAGTAGATGGTATTTCTTTCGGTGCTTCAAATGGTTGTACTTCTTTGATGCTTATATTATCAGCATAAACTTCATCTCCAGAAACAGTTGTAGTGTAATTTGAGTAAATTCTTATTTCTGGCGTCGTACTTATTGCAACGACATAAAAGACATATTCTTGCCACGATGTAGAACTTATAGAAGTAATAGGTATTGAAGAAAATCCAGCCCAAGCTGCTATTTTCTGGTCTGTCCCTTGGATTCCTCTCTTAGCCCATATAGATACTTTATACATCGAACCTATTGTAAATCCACTAAAAGAATATGTCATTCGACCGAATGCTATACCAATACTAACTCCTTTCAAAGCATAACCTCCTGTTTGCGGGGCTGAAGCATCACTTGTCAATGCCATTCCATTTACAACTACCCAGCCTGTTGTTGCATTAGCCTCATTCCCATTAGGGTCACTTGCTGCATTTGCGGATGTATGTAATTCACTCCCCGCACTACTAGCATCACCCTCAATAGTAGCTCCACTCTTAGTCCAATAACTATTACCAAATGATTTTGGATATGTTATTAGATTTGTAGAAGCAGCCTCTGTCAATAGATAAGGACGTGTATCTCCACTTGTATAATTATATGACGCTGTGTTTGCTGGTACTTCCTCTATAAAACCATCTCTATTAACCCTATTAGTAATAGAACTTCTTGTAACGTCGAAGTTACCGTCAGTACTGTCAGGAACAATAGATTCTATAACACCCACTTCAGATGTAACAGCTTCATTATATAATACGCACTTATCATTTATAGTATCCATACCTATCTCTGCAAGTGAATTACTCGCTGTGTTAGGAATATACTCACCAGTAGTAGACTCTAATCTGTCTTCTATAAATTCATCTGCGTATAAGTATTCATTTTGGGATACTAAAACCTCACCATCAATACATAGATAGTCCTTAACGTCTGTATTTGAGGTTGACTCAACAGAACCGTTTACAACTACACTGTTTGCGTTAACACTACTTGACACAACATCTTGTAATGTAATATCACCTCCAATATAACCAAACTCAGAAGCTGTAACCCAACTTCCATTGTATTTAGCTTGTAATTGAATTAGACTTCCAGTATCGTTAATTCTAACTGAACCAGCATCATCTATTGTATCACCTGAGAAGAAAACATTCTTCTCGTATACACCGCTGATTCCTTTTAATATTGCAATCTCTCCCTCGCTAATATTTATAGCATTGTTTCCACTATCACGAAAGGCAGTAAATTCTCCACTACCACTTGATATATACATTCTTGCATTATCATCTGTCATAGGGGAAGTACCGACTGTGGCACTCCCCATATATATGTGATCTTGTCCGAATGCAGATACAATGTCTTGTAACGTTGGATTATTCTCATAATCCGCTCTAATACCATCGGGTAATCCCGATACTATATTGCTATTTATTGTAGCTTTTAATGTTTCAAAAGACATATGTTTCGTTTTTTATACTGTTGTTAATTTAGTCATCTCTGTATCTGATAGGTAATTGAATACTGCAACACCTTTTGTTTTGCCGTAGAAAGCACTGCTGCTACCAACGGGATATGAGAGTTTCAATGTATTCAATCCTAATGGTGTAATTCCACTTGTATCGGTTGCTATTTCTATACTATCAACCCAAAGACTGAAATCATCTTGCGCCCACCTTACAGCAATTTTATGAAAATCACTTATATCATTAACAGAAGTAGATGTAATAAATTGTATAACACCTCCGCTATATACCCTAGTACTTATGAGATTAGATGCAGAGGAATAGTATATATCAACATAGTTATCAGTTGTACCATCTCCAATAGTAATATATCTATCTGTCAAATCATCACTCAAAGCAGCAATCTCTGTATACAATACTCCCGATGCATTTACACCACCAAATAAAGCTTGACTACCACCGTTATTAACTACATCAGCTACTCTTGAAGATGTTGAACCCTCTACTGCTGGTAGCATTAACGATGTCGCTGACGCTTGTTCTTCAAGTTGTGCGTAGGCAACATAAATACCACTTGTGCCATCACCAGCGTAACTACCTGCCCTTGCCATTGCATCGCTATCTGCTAATGAATAATAAATGACCTCACCACCTGATGCAGATGCAGTAAACACAACACTACACTTATACCAACCATCTGCCATAGGTATTATAGTAGGTGTTAATCCCGTTGAGTTTGGTATTGTACCATTTGTTAAATCAAAATTAGCATAAGCACTACCCGAATGTTGCCCACCCAAAAAGATTTGTATAACGTCTCTTTCTCCTGCTTTTGCATAGATAAACTGCGAGTAATCAGATGCGTTAAAGGCTAATGATGAACTTGCTATCCTATGTGATGACGTAGCCCCATCCTCAACAAGTTTGTAAGCTTCTGTTTCTAAATCTCCACTTCCATCAACTTTAGGTGATTCAAATCCTTGTAATTCTTTGACTGATACGTTGTCTATTGTAAATGAGTTTGTATTAGCATAAATTCTTATTCCTGTTGCCGCTTCTAACGTATTATAATATAATGTATAAGTACCATCTGGATATAATGGGGTGTACGCCCCCCCGAATAATAGATTAGTAGCCTCATTTGTAAACTTTATACTTGCACCACCACCACTTGCTCCTGATATTGTAAATGTCAATTGAATAAAAGCATTATCTGCAATTATAAAAGGTTGAGTTATATATTTAAGACCAGTAGTATAAGTAAACACAGCACCACTACCACCTGCAATAGTCCAATCTCCGTTAGTTGTCCAATTAGTATTTAATGGGTCTGCAAATACACCATCAGTTACCAACTCACTACCAGCCGTACTTGAATCACCTTCAATACTCGCACCACTCTTTGTCCAATATGAGTTACCAAAAGAAATAGGATATGTTATTAAGTTAGTAGATGCTGGTTCTGTAAGTAGATATGGTTCTACACCATTGTCATACTCATAAGCAGGAACATCCTCAGGAAGATAGTTTAGTAAACCGTCTTTATTAACAACGTTTTTACTTGAACTTCTTGCAAAGTCAAATCTACCATAGTCGTGTGATGGTACAAGTGAATCAGTATAGTCAGCTCTACTTGTAAAAGGAGCGTAAACCAATGCAGCTTTACCTAATATACCAGCGTCACTTAATTCAGCTAAACTGTTAGCAGCAGTATTTACAATCTTATCACCACCAACTTGCTCTTGTCGTTGTTTAGTAATAGACATACCACCAGCTAATCCTTTAAGGCTTACTGGAGTAGCACCGTTTATTGTCATTGTATCTGAAGTTATACTATCAGAAGCAATAGATGACGCATCTAGAGAACTGGAAACAATACTGTTAGCAGTTAAATCCTCATAGGTAGCCTCAGTTCCATCGTAAGAAAACTTACCTATGGATACCCAAGCTGAATTATGGTATGCCTCTAAATCTAAAGCTGTACCACTATCACTAATCCTAAGTTTTGTGCTATCTGTTATAGATCCACCGTCAATTATAACGTCCTTAGAATATGTGCCACTCACTCCTTTAAGAAAACATATGCTACCCTCTTCAACTACGATAGGGTTGGATTCATCATCCATAAAGTTAGTATAAGTACCACCTCCGTTAGTTATGTACATCCTTGCATTATCATCCGTTGATGGTGATGTGCTAGTCGTAGCAAGACCCATATAAATATAGTCTTGACCAAATGTACTAACGATAGATTGAAGAACAGGGTTATGCTCTTCCTCAGGTCTAATACCGTTAGGTAATCCTGATTTAATGTTATCGTTAATTAATGTTTTTAATGTTTCAAAAGCCATAATTAGTCTTTTTTTATTTAAAAAGTTTAAAATTAAGTTTCCAATATATTCCAGTGGAGAAGTCACCTCTTATGATGTCATATGAGGCAGTAAAAAGCGTGTTTGGGTTGTAAAGAACTCCGAGTTCAACTTTTAAGCCTAAGCTCCTTTCGTTTCCAACAATCCCTACTCCACCGAAATAAGATTTTTTAAATTCTCTATCTCTATATTTGGTAACCTTAGTTACTCTTGGATATAATTTCATAGAGTTAATTGTTCTACCCTGTATTCTGTTCTTACTGATTGAATCAGCAATAACTATAAAACCATTGGTATCATTTAGTATTGTATCTATTGCTATAACAGATTCGTAGTATCCTTTGATAACCTCAAGTGTATCAATTACAGTTGGTAATACTATCGTATCGATTCTGTAATGATGTAGTGTGTCAAATATTGTATCGTTTTCTGATACATATTGTTTTGGTGTATATATAGTATCTCTATAGGTTATATCCTTATAGATTGTAGTAGTATCGGTTATAGCCTTTAAACATTCAACGCTCTTCTTACCCAAGTTATAACTATAGATAGATATCCCTACCATTAGTAATACTAATATTAAGCATACACCATTCGTTATAATTTGTTTAAGTTTAGCTATTGTCATTTCCAGTCCATTTCCTTTTTCTAACCATTCCCTCAACTTGTTTACCTACTATCATTGCCGATACTGCGGGTACTGCTATTGAGAACGGTGTTACACTGTTAAGTTCTATTGTTAGCCATACGCTTACGGATAGAACTACAAGTGCTATTATTTTACTATACGTCAGATTTATCTTTACTGTAAACTCCATTACCTTCTCCCTAATTTAGTTTCTAATTGTAAAATTCTGTCGCTATTTTCTACGCTCCTTTTTTCAGTAGGAGTAATTGTGTTCTCATAAATAAATTTAGAGAACTTTTCTACTTCGTTAATACGTTCTTCAGATTTAACGTGCCAGACAATCCTATTTTTCTCTGCTTCATTAAAAGCGTTAACAAGTGCATTAAATCTATCAACTGTGTTATATGTAAAGAATAATAAGATGCCTAGCAAACCTGATATTACTGATAGTAATAAGTTTGATAAACTAATCTTGCCATTCATATTTAATTAGTGTTAAAAATAATGGCGACAACAACCTAATGTCATCGCCATCGTGTAAAACAAAAAGAAAGAAAGTTTCTTATGCAATTGAACCAACAACGCTTGTCCAAGCGGATGAGTCAACTGAGTATGATAAGTGGTCTTCTTCACCAGTAAAAGTAACTTGGTACATATTCTTTTCAGAACGACCAGTTCCACTTTGACCTGAAACCAATGAGCAATATGCTCCAAAGTCTACACCTATTGCGTGGTAAGTACCAGCAGCAGTTTCAACCCATACAATTAATTCTATTCCAGCAACAGAGATTTGGTCTAACTCAGCACGTTTAGCAGCAGTCATTTTTGGAAATTCAACTACTACAGTAGGTACTACGTTTACAACTCCGTTAGCCTCAACAGTTTTCTCTTCACTAAAAGCAGAGAAACCGTCTTTGTTATTAAACTCTAGTTCAACAGTATCACCACTTGTGATAGTCGCAGCAGTAATTTCTCCAGCAGCCTCAGTAAGAGTTGCGTCAGCAGAGAGTGTATAAAGAACTCTTTTAAGTCCTCCTACAGCGATATCGTCACAAGAGTAACTGATTCCACCTAAAGTTAATGATGGTGTACATCCCATAATTTTATATATTTAATAAGTTATTAAAAAGGAGAGGAACTTAATCCCCTCCAGATATTGTCTAATTTAATTTACTATGATAAGTCAGCAGCAAATACGATATCTTCACCTTTAAGGTAAGAGAATCCTATTGTGAATTGACCCCAGATATAGTCAGAAGAAACTTTTGCTTCGTACTCAGCATTAATAGCGTTAGTATCAGCATAGTCATCAACAACCATTACTAAGTTACTTGGGTTAGTCAAGATGATTTCACCGTCAGCCATAGTATTGAAAAGTATAATGTCCATTCCTAAGAAAGGCATAATTTTACCCTCAGCATAACCGTCATATACAGTAGTATAAGTTGCAGCTATTGCTAGTTGGTAAGATTGAACCATATTTGCATTCATAAGGAAAGCAGGTTTGAACTCTCTGTCAGAACCACCAAACAATTGGTTAAGTAGGTCGTTAGAAAGAAGTTGGTAAGCACCTTTCATTTTGTCAAGGATGTTTGTGTCGTCAATAGCAGTAACGCCCATATCGTAATCGATAACGGCAGCATCACCTACTAATTCAGCACGGATTTCAGTAGCAGCTAAAGTTACAACTTTCTCTGAACTCAATTTTGCGAAGTAGTCATAAGTCCACTCACCAAACTCAGCGTCCATAGTTTCAGCGTTGTTAGCTCCTTGTTTAAGCATTTTTGAACGGTAAGAAGTTTGAAGTGCAGTCTTACAGTTTTGAAAAGACCATTTCCAATTAGTAACAGACATTTCTTTTTCGTCTATACCAGTTGTACTTTGTGGGTCAAACACACATAGGTCGTTTCCCCATTGCAAGTCACCTGTAAAAATAGGTACTTGTACTTTACTTTTTACGTTGTCAATCAAAGTAAATAGATTTAATACGTCAGCGTTTTTTACTGCAGCGTCAATAAATCTGTCAGGAGTTCTGTTACCCCAGTCTAAAGATGCAATTGTTATTCCAGTTGCCATAATTTTAAAGTTTTAAAAAAGTTTATTTTCCCCAATCAGATACAGCTCTGTAGTTCTCAACTGAAAACTCACTAGCTACAACTTCATCGGTAACGGCTTCGCTCATTATTTCGGCTTCAGCAGTTTGTTGTTTTAATTCAAGTTTAATTTCCTCAATATTTGCAGATAACTCTTCTACTTCAGTAGTAGTCTCTGCTGGTTGCATACTTGCAAAATGATTTGTAATCATTGATGTAAGTGCATCAACCTTTGCGTTTAGAGATTCGATGGAATCAAAAACAGTAGTGTCAACTGGTACTTCGATTGGAGCAGCTACTTCTTCAACTATGGGTTCAGCAACCTCTTCAGTTACTTCTTCCTCAGCTAATTCTTCAGCTACTACTTCTTCTACTACCACTTCTTCTACAACCTCTTCAGCAGCAACTTCAACAGCTACTACTTCTTCGATTACAGCTTCAGCCTCAACAGGTGGTACTTCAGTTACGCTGATAACGTTTCCGTCTTCAACAACAACTTCACTACCTTCGTGTGTAAAAGTACCTGACCATTCTTTATTGTCAGATGCAACTACTTCACCCTCTGCTAGAGTATTGAACAATAATGTTTCTTCACCAACTACTATCTCATTTTTTAAGATTCGTGATAAGTCCATATTTTTGTTTAATTTTGTTTCTATGATTGAAGCATCTAATTCAATTGAAAAACCATTTAATTTGTTTTCCTTGATGTTCTCCCACAGCATTTCACTTTCTATTTTAACTTTCATAAATAATGAGCCTATTGGTTCGTTTATTCCGAAAGCGTTTGACTTGTCTTCTTCTGTTTCTTTAATCCAAGATTCTAAGAACTTAACGGTGTTACCAGCTTCAAGTTCGTGTCCAATAGTAAACACTTTATTAAACCCATCTTCGTGCATCTTAGCATTCAATTGTTGAATTACTTCTGCTGTGAATTTAACATAGTATTCATTACCATAACCATCTCTTCTGTAGATTAATTTGTCAGGAACTAATACTGCACCTAGTACTTCTCTTTTCTCTTCGTTAGAGAATTTAAATGTAGCTTCATCTTTGTTGAAGTGAATGAAATCACTTTCAATCGCAGGATAGTCTACAAGACTAGTTGCCATAATACCCTGACTAAAATCATCTAATGTAATATCGTAAATAGGTAAATTCATCTTAGTAAGTGTATTAAAAATGTTTATGTTATAATTATATAGACCGTCAGCCAAAAAAATTCCCATAAAGAATTGATATATAGGTTTATAAAACTCCGATTAACCTAAAAGCACTAAGTCTATTGATATTGTATTCTTACGTCTATTGTAGTTTATACTTGGTTTATCTATATTTGTCATTCTAACTACTGGGCTACAACTTCCACCAGAGAATTGCTTATAATAATTATAGTTAGCTACATCTGTCCATTCGCTAACACCACCATCGGTATCACCATATGAATCTCCATACTCTTCGTCATACTCACTACCATCAGGAATAACATTATATAAATCACTATTACCTTTTATTGCAGTAGCAGTAGAATTAACTAATTGTTGTAATTTCCATTCAGGAGTATTAGCTGGAACTTGTACAGTAACTACATCTTGCCAATTACTTTGGAATACCTGTTCCCCATAACCAAATGTTTTATTATTAGCTTTTAGTTTTACGTTAGATATGTAAGCATCTAATATCCTGTTATTATCTCCAGCAGCAGTCCCAAGATTCTCTTCTATATGACCACTATTATTTAAGCAGTACCAATAACCACTGGTCTTCTGTTCAAATATATAAGCATCTATCTGGGAGTATCCCTCTAAGTAGTTTGCTGAGTGTTCACCAAAAGCATCATAAGTTAATCCTATTGTAACGTTATTGTAATACAGGTTTGATACTCTACCACCAAAATAAGGAGTTGCTATAACATCATTAACTGATATGTTAACATTATTATAGTCTTCTGCATACTGACCATAACTAAGGAACGATTCATCTGAGTAATTAGATGTTGATACACCTAAGTCTCCGTTTGTTAGTTTCTGTATTGGGTTATATAATAACTCAACCTTTTGACCCACGTCAAATCTTCTATTTCTTCTTACTTCCATTATCCTAATAGTTTTATAGTTAGTTCGTATGTACTTGTTCCTCGTTTCTTCTCAATTGTATTGGAGATTAAATGACCTTGTCTTACCATAGGATTATAACTACCACCACCGAAAGCTACTAACTCATTAGCACCATCAGGTATACTCTTTGTTGCAGTGTAATCTATATCGCAAGATACAACAGCCACAGCATCTGACATAAGTAACTGTGCAATCACATCGAAGTTAGACTCTCTGATAACAACTTTAATTGTATCTACAGGATTAACGATGTAGTTAATACCGTACTTACCATATTTAGAAGACTGAGATGATGATGAATACTCTGATATATAAGCGTCTGATATGGATGGGCTAGAACCTCCCTCAAATAAATACACCTTATCATTGTAATCCTTAATGTAGTTGTTGTAGTTCCCATTGAAACAATCCTTAGGAATATCTACACCAACAAAACCACTGGAATAAGTACCACCATCAGTCTCGTATCCATTACCGAAATCAGAGTCAGATCTTAATGCTGATATCTCACCACCAAATGCAGAACAAGTTAATACATCAATACCAATACCCCTTGATTCTACTGGATTGGTTATTGAAGTCATATAACGTGCTGTGTCTATATTATTACCACTTATTAATGATGAGTTCCAATGCCCATCATCTCTTGCTTGACTGGGGTTGTACCTTATTTGTACTCTGTTACCCCTTTTAAATCTTTCATTCCTATAACTATACATTGCTTACATATTTTTTAATGCTCAATTTAACAACTGACTTCTCTTGGTCAAACATAAAACCATCTATACTTAACACCTTAAATATCGCATTAGAGTCATCCAATCCAAATATCCTTACCATTGCTCCATCTAATATAGAACTCTTCTCAGAATGGCTTAAAAGACCCTCTACGGTGATTGTATCTGTATCATCATCTAACATATATTTGAAGTTATTATATAACTCTGTTGATATGTCAATTTCACCATCTTTATTACCCAGCAGTAGTGTGCCACTTCCATTAGCTTTAGTAGTTTGTGGAAGATACATATTACAAGATGTAAATCTTTCTACGTCTGAATGAAACTTAGCACCATTAGGCATATATATATTCTTTGGTGTAAATGATGAGTTACCATCTTCTCCAGTATCAAATGCTTGTATCTGATTTAATCTAGGAAGTATAGTTACTGATGATGAACTTATATATCCAATCATAATAGGTATATCGTCAGGGGATAATTGCTCGTTATTACTTAAACCCCATAATGCAAAATCATTTATAGTCTCTAATAAACTTGTAGTATCCTCTGCATCTAAAGAATCTCCAAATATAAAAGGAGTAGCAGCAGCACCTAATGTATCTATATTTACTGCCTTGCCATCATCATTAATCTCTTGTTGGTAAACGTCACCTAAACTATAGTCTTCTACGCCAGTTATATCTAAGGAAGATATCTCACCATTCTCATTACTATATGAAAACTCATCAACTCTACCAGTAACGTAATCTATTTCATAAGGCTCTCCACTAGATTCATACATATTAACTATAACTTTAGGGTTATACCTATTATTCCAATTGGATAGTTTTAAGTCTCCATTAGAGTTATACCAAAAACCTAAGTTAAATCTTTTAACAATACTCTCCATTACCGTACTAATCTTCACTTCTGTGAGTTTTAGAGTTTCATTAAAATCAATCTTATCTGTGTGTGTGTACTGATATTTACTTACTTCATATAAGTACTCTCTTCTTAATGGAGTAATAGCCTCTAAAGGAAACATATTTAATTTAGGTATATCATTAGTAGCTATACCAACCTCTAAGTCAGGTCTTGTATATTGAAACACCTCAAATGCTTCAAGTCCATCTAAAGTCCCCATAGCTGTTTGTATAGTGTCATTAACTCCTGAGCCATAGTGAGTATTCCTTATATCATTAAAGTAATAGAAATTAAACTTATAGTTAGGTCTCAACTGTAAAGAACCTGACGCTTTAAATTCAAACTCTATCTCAAAGTCATATGTAGTTAAATCATATACCCTATTAGTTAGATTCTCTCTGGTGAATTGTGGATTACCTTGACTATCATAATACTGAATTGATTCACTGAACTGTAAATCTTCCTCTAATATTAATGTTCCTATAACACCACCGTTTTGTATAACCTCTAATACCAAGTCTACTGAACCTTGTGTTCCATCAAAATCGTTGTAAGGTCTAAATGCTTTCCAGTCAGTAGTTATCTCTAAGTCTCCTTGAAATGTTAATTTGTATATTGTATCCGCTGTTCCTGTTATTTCCCTTGCATACGTAGGTAATAAAGGATATACAGAATCAACCATAATCTTGTCTTGCTCTATACCGTACGCTGATTTATTGTTACACACAAAGTCTACATATTGATTAGACTCTATAACAGCATCGTCTGAGTCATAAACTCCCCATTTAGCATTACCGAATCCTCTGTTAAGCCATCTAAGGTATAGTGAGTTAAGTTCTACAGCGTATTGTTTTACTGGTATGTATATATATAATTCACTAAAGCTTGTACCATTAAACACTTCATCAATTGAATTTATATCTGAATCTATCTCGTAATAACTAAATACCCTATCTATAAATGTATCCAACCTACAGGTTAATAATAGTTGGTTTATAGGTGATGTTACTTTAGCTGGATATATAGACATCATACCATAATCTTGTCCTTTATTACTTGAGCCATTAAAATCGGCTGTGGTAAAGAACCATTGGTATTGGTTAGGTACTCTTGGTATATTACCACTGAAGTCCCAATCAAATGAGTTACCAGCAGTCATACCAACTAAATCCAAAGTATCATCCTTCATTTTATCAAAGGAAGTTTTTAGTTTATCATATAAAGTTATGTTAAGCCCTGACTCTAGTGAGTTGTAACGCTGTTTGTTTACACCAATCTCACCAAAGAAAGGAGTACCATACTGTGATACCAATTCAGCTGACTGTCTGTTCTTTGTATCTATACCTAATATATTCTTCTCTGTAGCTGGAAGATTCAGACTTGATACTGTACTAACTATATTAGACGCATCGTCTGAGAATATCTGATAGTCAACAGACGCTTTTGCATCTGCTGACAAGTCCATTGTATTATTGTTTACTTTCAGTTCCATTAAAATAAGGATTTATTATTATTTCTAACTGTTCTATTTCTTTCATATGAATCAAGGTCTTTCTCTGTAATGTAAGCTCTAACAACCGTTGGTTTATTTGCTTCTACATTAGGAGTTTCAACTTGACCACCGTTTGCAAAGTGAGTAGGATTATATCTTGTGTCATTATTAATAGCATCTAATAAAGGAAGTGTATTTGCATTTACTGATGACTTCTTAATAACATACTCTCCACCCTCCATTTCATATCCACCTTGTCCAGCAACTGTGAATGGTACACCGCCTTGTGCGTGTGACTTACCATCTACTTTACCACCAGCTGCAAACTTCAACGGTGAATACTCTCTCTGTGAGATAGCTGATACCGCTATAGCTGTTTGCGCTGCAACGGCTGCTGCTGCGGCAATACCAGCGGGTAAACCAGCTGGAAGACCTAACTGACCTACTGTTGTTGCAAACGCTTGTGCTGCCTTAGCAAGACCCTCTAATATTGCATTCCTTTGGTCAGCTTTCTTCTTAGCCTCAAATTGTTTCTTAGCTATTGCGTTAGTATCCCTAATCTTCTTCTTCTCTAATATCAGCGCCCTATGATTGTACTGCTCTGTTGTTAGCAATCCTTTCTCAGCAGCTAACCTTAATTGGTCTTTCTCAAACGCAGCTCTATTCTCTATGTTCTCTTTATCCCTATCCCAAGCTGCTTGTTTCTGAGCATCCATCTCATCAGCAAACTGTCTATAAGTATCAAGTGCTTCATTAAGATAGTTAGCATACTTAGCTATATTATCCTCTAACTCACCTTTTTCAGGAACAAAGGAAGCTAACTTATTCTCTTTAGTATTAACATCTGCCTGAGCATTCTCTTGTTTAATACCTAAAGCTATAACTTCATTCTTAGCATCTTGTTCAGCATCAAGGAATGATTGGTAGTATTTAACATACATTCTCTTCAACTCTTCAGCCTGGTCTGTATCCCCAGCAGCTTCTGCCAAGTTAATAGCTAAACCAGTGTTTGTCATCTGCTCCATTAGATTTTCTTGTATCAACTCCCTACTATTCTGTATATCACCTAATTGAGCGTAGTACTCACCATCAATAGCTGTTCTAACACCATTCAAATAATCTTTAGTATACTTCCTATATGCATCGTAAGCCTCCTTTTTACTTAGTTCAGCGTTACCCTCGTGAAACTTAGCAAATGTTATAAGGTCTTGTAATCCATTAGATTTAATAGCACTCAATGATTGGTCATCAGCTTCCATTTCAGATATGAGCCTATCAACCTCTGAACTTCTAATATCAAAGAAATGTTTAAGGTCTTTCTTGAAGTCCTCAAATTCTTTCTTCTGTTTCTCAGGGTTACATATATCTACACCAGCTATCTTAAAGAAAGCACATAATGGAGATTCTCTATCATCTAATAACTCAGCCTCTATTCCAGCTTGACCGTCATAAATAAGACCTTGCTTAATCTTCCTTTGTAATTCCTTTCTCTCTTCTTGTATTTCATCGTACACCTTTATGGCTGCTTCTAAGTCGAGACTTTTAGATACACCAAGTAATAGAGTTTCATTAGCCTTAGTTGTTTTCTTTACAATGTCATCAATTCTCGCTATAGTAAGTAACTCTTGTCTGTATCCAGCCTCTAGACCAGTGTCCTCCCACTTAAATGAAGAAGCATCAGTTAAAGCCTCACCAAACTCCTCACTCCACTTTTCTATTTCTTTTTTAGCGTCAGCACCTGATATATTACCACGTCTAATCTCTTTAACAAGGTCTTCTGTTTTTTCTCTAAAATTTTTCCTTAGTGTTTCTATCTCTCTAAGTATATTTCCTTTAGCATTTATATCAGCACCAATCTTATCAATACCTCCAAGTACAGAATCTAGTATGGTATCTTTTCTTTCGTTACGAGCGCTTGATTTTATATCGCTAAATGAGTCTATAAATCTAGTATAGAACCCATCTGCATTCTCAATTTGCTCGTGTTCAAACTTTTTCCATTCCTGAGGAGTAAGTATCTTCTTTAATATTTTCAGTGATGTAACTTCCTCACCAGCATTTTCAAGCTCTGTTGTTAAGCTTGAAACCTTTTGTGGTAAGTTTTCAACTTCAAGACCTACTAGTCTAAGGTCTGAAGATAATTCCCTTAGGTCTCCAAATGGGTCTTTATAATCTTTACCAATAATCAATGCCCTAAACTGAGCATATCTCCTCGCTAATTCTGTTGTAAGGTTGGTTGTTGTTCTAAGACTTTCCCATAGAAAGTTTGAGTCAGGAACAATAGGCTTATCCTCTACTTCAGCTCTTAAATCATCCCAACTATTAATTAGGTTGTAACCAGCTAATGCACCTCTCTTACCAAACAAATCCACAGCTTCAGATAATGTAATACCCCTCTTAGCCATTTCTTCCATAGCACCAGCAAAACCTCTACTATCGGCTGATAGTTTAAGGATTACGTTTCTCATACCAGTACCAATCTTAGATGCTCTAAGACCAAGTTCTGATAGTTCAGCAATCATAACACCTACTTGCTCAATCTCTAAACCCACAGCAGCGGCTGCACTACCTACATACTGCATTGCAGTCTGCAAGTCTTTAACACCAATTGGAGATGTTCTAATAGTTTCAAAGAATGTTGTTGCCACCCTACCAGCTTCATATGTAGATAAACCAAACTGGTTCATAGTGGTAACCATAAGCTTACCAGAAGTTGATAAATCCTCACCAAGTATAACAGATAGACCAGCAGCTTGTTCTGACAACGCTTCTATCTCACCAATGGACTTACCAAGTTTAGACATCTCTATAACGAACTGAGTAGCATCTGCTGTAGCTATACCAAAGCCAGTACCCATTCTATATATAGTATCTGTAAGAACACCAGCCTCTGCTGATGTAGAAGCTGTAATTACTCCAACTCTATCTATAGCAACCTCTAAGGCTAAAACCTCAGATACAATCTCTTTACCTATCTCTATACTTTTAAAGATTAAAGCACCCGCTGAAGCATATCTTGTTAAAGTACCAAACGCTTGTTTCCATTTGCCAACATAAGTTTTTCTACGCTTGTCATTTTCTTTTACGGCAGCCTTACCAATATCCCTCTGATAATTCTTCTCTGCCTTTATAAGTTTGCTACGATATAACTTATCAAGTTTTTCCTTATCCTTGATGAGGTTATTGTGCTGAGTTACATTTAGCTTCTTACTCTCCGCTGCATTCTTCCTATTGTGGTCTTTGAGTATCTTACTCATTCTATCCAGTTCAGCTTTATAACCTCTAAGCTCTGCACTGGTCTCCAACAACAATTCTATTGCTATTTGATTTTTTCTATTTCCCATTATGTATTATATTTTATCTAGGTAGGTTGTTCCAACCTTTTTTAAATTGATACTGAATTAATTGTCTGTGTTTTGATAATAATGTTTCTTCTAATACCTGAGCATCTTTACCTCTAATGTCTAGCTTCCACCAATCTTTATCAGGTTTGTAATTACTCTCACCACCTTTACTGTTTAATACAGCAAATGTTGCTGCGTTCCATTGCCAGTCTTTAGTTGGTGTTTCTTGTACATAGCCATCCTTTGTTTTCTTTAGGTAATATACCTTCATTCCCTGAGCAGCCTTCCTCTTTAACCATCTCCTTATAGCATCCACATTACCTAGTTTTACTGTTGGATCTGCAAAGAAGAATCCATACTTCCATCTCTTACTACTTGTTGATATAGGAAAGTCATACTCGTAATGAAATCTAAAGAATCCATCTTTCTCTTCAGTCCTAACATTGAATAGAGACTTCTTTGCGTATTTCAATCTACCACTCATCTCGTTGTTTCCTTTTAGCCTACTTCTTATTAGCTTTGTAAGTACAGTAGTACCCGCAGACATTGCCGAAGCGACATCTTTCTGAGTCTTCTTCCACGTCTTATCTACCTTTTCAAGTAGCTCTGTGAAACCAACAGC